ACCCACTTAGGGTATTCGGATGGTTTATATGAAATTGTTTTCTGTTTGTGTTGTTTGGCCTGCTTGGTTTTTGTAACTTTGCCAGCGACAAGCTTTTCTTCGGCAGCATCATTTACCAGCACACCATCAACCCACTTTGGATATTCCTTGAACATAAAACCTCCTTAAATGTAAGAAAAGGGGGCCGAAGCCCCCCAGTCCTTTTAGCCAGTAACGCGGCAAGCCAATGCCGGACGGATTGCTTTGTGTCCATAAAGCACATCCAAACGGCAAGGGATCGTGTCAGTGTTAATGTCATATTGACGAATACACCGAATTGATACCCCATCAAACTGCTTGCGTGCCTTGAAGTCCACACCATCAGGCATTTCCAAGTCAGCAGTCGCAAAAGCGAACGCATCTTTATGGAAAGCCAAGTGTTTCGGATTCGATGCAGAAGCAGCACCATCAGCCCAAACAAGAGCAGCACCATTTGCAGCCGAGCCGGTTACGTTCTGAGACGCACCTGTGGTAGTGATTGCAGGCGAAATGCTCAATGTAGCAGCACCAGCACCATCAGACGTTGCATTGGCAGTTACAACAAACTGCTGCAATACACCATAGTCAGCCTTAGTTTCAGGATGCACACGATTGACACCAGCAAGAGTAAATACCGTTCCTTGAGTAATTGTCGATGCGGCAGTCAAGCCAGCAACAACAAGACTGGAGCCAGTCTGAGCAGCACCGTTTACAGTACCAGCAGCGACATTCGTGCCGTTGGTATGAACCGGAACAAGCTCATTCTCGAACCAATCAAAGCCAGCACCGCGACCCATAACACCTTCGAGATACTGTTTGCTGATCTGACCGGACGACTGGAACAAACCTTTCAGAGCATCGACCAGCGTAGCAGAAGCATCAGAGTTCAACTGAACACAACGCTTAGCATCTTTCGGTGATAAGCCTTGATTCAATTTAGTCTTGGCATCCAGATACGTTTTCAGTGTGGCTGGAGTGGTACCAGCGGTACCAACCTGATTGTAAACATCCTTATACATGCTGAAAGCATCTGATTCAATGTTTGCAGCCAGAACCGACATTGCCGGGTCAATAATGCGTTCGGAAAAGTCCTGAATATCCATTGTCAGTTCTTTCGTGGTGAATGACATATCGACACCCTTCTGCGTAGCAACGGCAAGAGAAACGCTGTTCTCAACCGTATTATTTGCAGATAGAGCCGTACCCGTTCGGACAGTGTACTCATTTGGCAATCGAATACGCAAAGTGTCACCGATTTTTGCACCTGAACGCGCATATGAATCGTCATATTGACGGTTTATTTTGCCGATAAATGAAAGTTTATTGTGTAAAACTGCCAGTGCTTCATTGGTAATAACGTCACTGGTCAAGAGTGTATTAGTAGCCATTATTGGCCTCCTTTGAATTGAGTTTGTTTATCATTCGGGCTGCGAACTCCGATAACGACAAGCGCACGATTAAAAGCTGTGCGAAACTTCAATCCAAGGGGGCGATGTCTTGGTTACGCCAATGCGCTAGTTTTTTGACATAGCGAGGTCATTTGGCATTCATGCATAAAATTGAGGATAATGTCAAGCGTTCTGGTATATCCATGCGGGGTTATCATCAATCCATATATTTACGTCCACCCCAACACTTTCCATAAATGGTTTCTTAGCCTGCCGTCCAGAATAGTACACCTGTGCGGGGAAATCAGTGATNGGCTCACTCTCAAATCTCATTGTTACAACCACCACACGAACGCCCGCAAGGTTTGCCATTTTAAGGAAATCAAGCCAGAAATCTTTATTCTCTTGTTATTGTTCCATCATAATCCAATCCAATAATCATTGAGCACGCCGTTGCTTAATATACTCCTCGGTACTCATTTTTCCCAAATCTGGAACAGAACTCTCACCAGTACCCGATACGTTTGAACCAGTATCAATTGGCGTTGGTATAGATGGCTCTGGCTGTACTGATAGCCTCGATTCAATTCGAGCCATTTCCATACCCATCATGGCAGGAGGCATACTTGCCAACCTTGCCGCTTCGACTGGATTCTTGCCAAGATGGTAGGCCAAATCAGCACCCGATTCAGATTCCGCTATGACTTGCAGCATGCTCTCGTTGATTGTCAGGTCAGGATTGCCTACAACCGCGTCAAAGTCAGCATGTTTCGCACGGCCACTTTCTGCACGCAACTGAAACTGTTGCTGCACAAGTCTAGCATCAGATTCCCGCTGAGCTTCAATATCAGCTAGNCGCTCCTGCTTCAAAGCCTGNTGTGCTTCATATCGTATGTTTGCACGNTTATAANCATCGTAATCCTCGAAATCATCTTCTTTCGGGGCATCNGCATCATTTTGNGATGCNAGGCGTTGCTCAAGNATTGCTGTTTGCCGTCTNGCTTCTTCGCGTTGNGCTACAAGTTCAGCAATTCGTTGTTGGCTCCGGCTTTCTTGAGGCGCATCTGCTTCATCGCTTGCGTCATGCTCAGGTTCTTCCAATTCTTCCGTTTGCTCGGTTTCTTCCTGATTCGCGGCTTCCGGTTCCGGTTCTTCCGATACGACGGGCTGTTCCGTTGATTCGTCTTCGATTTCCGGTGTTTGTTCATCGCTCATTTAGTACGCTCCTTTTTTTGTTCTTCGGGTAAATCACCCAAACTGTTGTTGCTGGACGTCTTGAATCGTCTGCATAACCACTTGCTGAATATAAGTTTGCATATCCGGACTGTCCTTAAACTGTGCAAGCCGTTTTGTTTCAGCTTCGTATTCCTTAATCTCAAGATTTCCAACATCAAGGGCTTGCTGATGATGCTTCTCATCCAAAGCTTGCTGTAATTGTTGAATAATCTGCTGTGATTGCTGTAATTGCTGTTGCATCTGAATGACTTCCGGTGGTTGCTCGTCCTGATTATCAATGCCCGGTGGCAACGTTGCTTTAAGTCTGTCGGCGATCTGCTCACTACCCCGCCAGTCCATATTCCTTGCTACCAAATCACCAATGACTTGCGCGCTACCGGGGACTGCCTGCATAAACTGCATCATGGAATCAGCCGATTCTACCCGTTGCGTGGCATATGATGGCCCAGTCGTCACCCGAACATCAAACTTGCCAGCAGTCACGTCATTGAATTTTACAATCTCGCCAGTTTCATCGTCTTGCTTCTGGTCATTCAGAGTTACTTCCTTCGTATCACCATCTTCCCCCAACACCCTCACTACACGCCGATATGAATAAACCTTCGGCATCAGGTCAACGATAATCCGGCCAGCTTGTGTGATTGCTCTTGTTAAGTTATCCGTAAACTCGAACGTAGACGTTTCACCCTGTCGCTGTCTCGCAAGAATAGCTTTACCGCTTGTCTCATTCGATTGAGCNCCTATCGAAGCATCATATTGGCCTGTTGATGCTTTGATTTCATCAACCATTTGCGCGGCNGCCGCTTCATAACCAGTTTGTATTGAAACAGGTGNTTGACGTTGCGGCAATCCGTCCGGCGTACCATTGACCGTCAACACAGCGCGATTCTTCACCGATGCATCCGTCCATTCACTTTCGTAACCTTCAATCATTTCAGCCGTCACTACCCACGGNGACTTGGGAGCCAGTGCCAATGTTTCTGCTTCNTGCGATCGTAAATAATTGAGCATCCGTTGCGGGTCTTTTGCATTCTTGATGATTGACGAAATAACACGCTTGCCATCAACCCATTCAATCCTGCCGAAAACCATAACGATAGGGATGTATTTGCCAACCCAGTCAACATGTTCAAGCACCTGATTGCCTGCAATAATGTCCTTGCATACTTGGTGCGTATCGACAACACGCTGATGCACAACGGATAATTCAGCGACAGACATAGCTAGTTCTTCATCGCGCATCAGTTCAGATTCATCCAATGTCGAACCGTCAGACATTAGCAATAACGTCCGCTTGACTGGTTTGTTGTACCAATACTCAGCAACACGGACTTCGTCTTTATCAACCCATAGCTTCCATTCAGTGCCATCATCTGAACTCGGCACAGTAGCTTTCGGCCATTTCGCTTTGAATGCTTCCTTAGTCATTTTCTCTGAAACAAACGCCCAATCTGCATCCGCACCGCTAGACTTTCTGCTCATCGGGTCAATCATCACAGTCAATGGATTCGGGATAGAATCAATGCGTATGTCTTGATGGAATGTGTCATCATCGGAGTAATCGATATTGATACGGAATGCCCCAACGCCACCGGATAAAGCATTCTCATAACTGGAATCATACGCTTCGTCAGCATCGCTTGCAGACTCAATAGCTCTAATTACACCAGTGAACACATCAGCTGTATCATCGTCTGACCCCTCAACCGGCAATACCTTAATGCTCGGTTTATTCTGCCGCT